CCTAACCCTAGCCTACGGTTCTTGGCTCGAACAAGACCTATCTTTGGGTATGGAAGCTCTGCTTTTAAAGTGCCACAGATTAGGAACATGACTGAGAGTCTAACAACATTAGTAAGTTCTTGTAAGCTTTCTATTCTTCCAAAGTTTAAAGAACCTAAGTTACATACGTCACTGTCGTCTTCACTTGTTACTTCAGTACAAGCATTTCTTAATGTCTCTTTCTCTTTGTCAAAGAAGTTAAAAGAAAATCCTGGTTCGGCTGACTGCATTGCTTGTCTAACATTAGCCTTGAACACCTCACCTGAATCACCTGTCTCGTAGTAGTTCAGTAACCATTCTGTGTCGTAGTTGACAGAGACATTAGTCATGTCAAGAGGTGCAGGAAAATTAAAGTCTTCTTGTTTAATGTCCCATAAAGTTTTACCTGTACTACCTACTGGCATGGAAGCCCAATCCTTTGCCTTTAAGAATTGTTCTATGTCCCCATGTTTCCAGTTAAGACTTGCATAGATAGCTGACCTTCTGCTGCCACCTTGCATTACTCTCCTGCCAATCTCATTAATCATATTCATTTTAGGTATAGGGCCAGATGCTTGACCACCTGTTCGTTTGATAAGAGAACCTTCAGGTCGATAGATACTGTAGTCTATGCCAATACCACCACCAGTCATCAGACAAGACTCAGACTTCCACGATAGGTCAGCCCAATCCTCTCTTGTATCTTCCTCTGCTTTTAAAAGGTAACAGCAGTTGTTGAAGAACTTGTTGTCCCTACCTGCGTAATAAAGATAACGTCCACCTGGAATAAACTTTAGATCCCTAATATATTCTTCCAGTTGGTCTCTGTCTTCCTGAGAAAAAGCATTACCTGCCACTGAACACACATCATTAACAACAGTACCAGCCAACTCTGACCATGTCTCTGCTCCTTGATGTTTATACTTTTGGTTAAATATATCTTCAGAAAATTTTGATCTGAACATAGGGTTTAAGTTAGACTTGTAGCTCATTATCTGTTGTCTCCCGATCCTTGTATTTTGTTTCTTGTTCTACGACTTGCAAGTTTATCGATGTTCATACTAGCTATCTCCGACATGTTGTAGTCAAGATGTGTAGCCAGTAGAGTAGTGTACCAAAGACAATCACCTAGTTCTTTAGCTAATTCTTTTGGGTCAAACTTACCATCTCTAATTTTTTTCTTAATTTTATCTGCCACTTCACCAGCTTCAGAGACTAAACCTAATGCAAGATAGGTAAGCTCTTGATCTTTAGGGTACTGTGCAAAACTACTTGCTGCAGTCTGGTAAGAATCAAACTGTTCTAACCTACTCAAGTCTTCCCACTCTCTGAACGGAGCAATGTCTTCTTCTGTCATCATTGTTCTAGTTCCTTCCACTGTTCCATCTCTACATCTGTGTTAAAGTAATCGTCAAGATCAATAAGTTTCTCATCAATCAAGAACTTAATAATAAGATGAGGGGTTATATCATTCTGCTCTAAGAGTAACTCAATACCATAGTTATCTGCTAAAGCATTTAGTTTACTTTCAAAATCAAACAATCTGTTGCATCCTCTGTATAACCTACTCTTGTAACAATAGGTTCTATTCTACTGTTCAAAACATTTATGTCATGGTATGCTGCCTTTAACGTAGGGTACATAACATCTTGTATATAAACCTTACCGTCCTCTTCTTCTACAACACATCGATTGTAAAAGCCTGGACCGTCTTCGTAAGGGCCGTCAGATACCTTGTGTATCTTTACTGTCTTCTCTCTAATGTCCATTAAACATCTCCATAAAATAATCAAAGTCTAGTATAGCTAAAGGTTTCTTTCTGTTTTCTTTTACAACAACAAGAGGTGTAGCTCCCTTGGGACAGTTAGCTTGAGCTTGTTCCATGTGTCGATACACCGCAACAGAAGCTAAAGACTTACACTCAACACTAAAAGGAAATTGTTCTCTTGCTTTCTTTGAAAGCTTTATGTCTTCACCTGTCTCCCCCATGATAGCTGAACGAATATCTATGTCAACTTCAAAGTGAGGAAAGACCTCTACTATTTTATCTCTAACAAAGTTTTGTAGTACCCTGCCTTTAGCTTTGGAACTCTTAGGCTTCATCCGTCCACTCAAAAACTTTAGGCTCATTAACTACATCAACCAAGTACACTGGCCCATTGCTATACAAAAACTTCCTAGCTTCAGGCCAACATGTACCCTTAAACTCACAGTAGCTGCAGTTTATAGATAGCTTTGTGTTGGGTGATGAACTACTCTGAGGTACAGGTGGTATCCTATCCTTTGGAATAGAACCCTTCACCATTTCTTTTATGTCTCTGACCTCTTGTTCTTTGTTGTTTAGTTCTTCAGAGAAGTCATACATATCTAAACAGATACTACCATTAACTTTATCAATGACTAGGAAGCCACCTTTATTTTTCTCTGTAACAAGAGGGTCATCTTTACCTGCGTATACATAAGAAGATAATTGTGAGATGTATCCGAATGGATCATCCTCTCTTAGCTTACCTTCTTTAAATTTTTTGAAAGCAAAAGGTGATGCAGACTTAACGTCTATAGTAACACCATCAATGACGGCATCTCTATGACCTTTTATCCCCTCAATAACGAGAGGTGTCTGCATCCCTTCCACCCTATGTCCCGAAGCTTTAGCCATTTGCACAGCCACTTCTTCGAGCATATCACCGAAGAAAAACTTTAACAACGTGTTAGGTCTCATACTCTCAGCTTGCTCAGGCTGATTGATCTTGTACCAAAGCTTGCGTTTGCAAGTTACACCTAGAGAAGAAAGGGAGAGAAAATCTCTAGGTTTATTTTCGTTACAAAATCTTTGGTTGGACGACAAGGCAATCCTACTACCCATTAGGCTGCCATCGTTACCTGTCCAACCATTACCACCAATAGAGATACTCTCCATGTCGGCAACCAATGTTGTTATGTTTTTTTCTTCAGTCATCCTTTACCAAACCATCTCAGATTCGGCTCTTTCCTTTAACTCCACATGTTCAGTGACGGCTATTGCTTCTAGTCGAGTGATAGAACCTTTGGTTTTAGAACCCTTCTCAGGTACATAGATAGAAGCTTTTACTTTAGCTTTCGTTCCATTACCCAAAGCACCGTCAACGTCAAAGTCCCAAAGCTTTTCACCTTGACCTTGAGTAAAGTCAAGAACTTTAGGAGCACCACCAAAGTCTTCTATCCCTGATGGGTGTACATGAGGACGTTTAAGTTTGATACCTTTACGTCCACCAGCAACAGAATATTCCTTTATCATTGGATAACCCATTGCTTCTTTGGGATACCCTGCATCCAGGAACTTGTTAAGCTCCTCATCAGAGGCAGGGATAAAGACAGTGTTGTAACTACCTTCTGTTTTTGTTGTGTACTCACTAACCTCTTTGTTTTGAGGAAAAAGTTTAGGGTAATAAAGCTCACCCTCTGCTGTTACATGATTGTTTGCCATTAGAAAACCTTCCTTGCTTGGCTAAGTTGAAAGTATAGTATATTGTATTTGTTAATGTGTGTCAAGCCAAGATTTACCTATACTTGTAGACCCAGCAAGAGGACAAGTAAGCCCTAGTTCCACACCAACAGACTCGATTGACTTACGTTGAATAGCACCTAATCTTTCTGCACTATCCTTAGATCCTATCACCTCTGTCTGCCACTCATCGTGAGGCCATGTCACTAGCTTGAAGACAATCCCTTCCTTACGGCCCCAGTTAATCCACTTGCGAGTAGCATGTTTCATAATGGTACTCTCCCCATTCTGCAGCATACCTGCAAGTGTCTTATGTTCTGATGGTACTTTAACTTTACGTCCATCATACCCTCTGAAGTATCCATTCTCTGCTATCTGTGGTACAATCTTCTTCTTTAGTCTGGATAAACCAGAGATACTTTCCATAAAGTTATTGACTGCCCTTGTAGCCTGTCTCTTATCCGTCTTGAGTATCTGACTTACCTTAGCCGTACCTGCACCTAGTAAGAAGGCATAGATGAACGTCTTTGCCATGTCTCTTGTGATGTGAGACAGACCTAAAGCTTTACGATTAACATTATGTATGTCAGTCTCATCCTCTTTCTTACCACTAAGGATAGCATCGACATACTCTTGTGACCCCATAAGATCAGCTAATATTCTAAGTTGGATTCCGTCTGCATCTGTGCCGACTAAATAGTTACCTTCACCGACACACCACAACTCTCTAAAAGCTCCGTCATAGGTGTGCTTCACCTTCTCTACTGCCGTTGTTGGTGTGCCATGAAAGGCTGAAGGTATGTTAGCTTGGTTAGGTGCAGCATGTGACAATCTGCCTGTCCATGCACCGATGTGGTTGAATGATCCATGTATCCTTCCGTCCTCTTTGACACAACCTAACCACTCAGCTAAAGAACTTCTCCGTCCTTCTAAGGTGAGCCACTCAGCTAGAGCCAAGCCACCTGAAGGTGCATTGACAGGTAAAGTGTTGAGGTTAGTCTCGTTACACATCCATCCGTAGTACTCAAACTTCTTACCTCTCTCTGGGTCTTTGTCTTCCTCTCTCTCAAAGAGCAGGTGTCCTTTTGTTTTGTCCACTGGTTTCCAACCTGCTTCCCATAGTCTTTCGATCCTCTGCTTAGTAGAGCCTGGATTAAAGTCCATGTAATCAAGACACACAAGGTCACCACCATCTATCCTTGTGTTCTCGTACCTAAGTAGAGCATCCGTCACACTTTTAAACAGGCTGCCATCTGCTCTGACCTTGTACTTTATCCTCTTCATCTCAGTAAGTTTAGGTGGGAAGTCTATTTGGAATTGGTTCTCTAACTCTTCCATCCTTACCAAGACAGAACCTAAATACTCCTCTGCCTGATCCTCATTAAACTTAAAGCCATTCTCTTTCATACCTTGGCAAATGATTTGTATGTCATGCTCTAACCTCAAAGACTTAGCCCACTTGTCATCAAAGACAATGTGTTTGAAGTTGTCAAAGAGTCTATGAGTTACCTCAACATCATTGATACCATACTCAATCATCTCATCAGAGAGACCTGACTTAAAGTCTGTGAACTTACCTTTATATAGACCCAATCTCTTTCCCCAAGCATCCAGACTATGACCCTTTAGTATTGAGTAGTGATACAAACGAGAGATAACAAGAGTGTCTATGATTTTACTAGGCTCGATAGTAAAGCCAAGCAAAGAGTTGATAACAGGAACATCAAAGCTAATACCATTGTGAAAGATAAACTTATCCACACCTTCACAATATTTTTTGAATTTTTCTGCCTCATGTTTATCTTCTGTCAAGTTCTTGAACAGTACTATCTTCTTAGTTGTGACATTTTTACAACATATAAGCCAGATATGTTTGGCATCAAGGTCATCTGTTTCAATGTCCATTACTTCTAGTCTCATACAAACCTCTCAAACTTTTCTTTAAGGGTGAAACTATCAGCATCAAAGGCAAGCAACCCAGCATGTCCTGTTGTACCAGCAGGTCTGTTCTTAACGACGAGTAGTCGTGTTGTGTTCCTGTCCTCATCATCGGATGACATCTTATCCCTTTGTAATTTAACAACAACACTGGCTCTCTTACCTATGGTACGACAGTCTCGTATCTGTCCGTCATCATTCTCATGTGCGATGGTAACGATACCTACATTTAATTCTGCAGCCATCCTTGAAAGTTGTACTGATAGAGAGGACAACCACTTCTCTATGGTCTCATCACCTAGCCTTGAGTAAGCAAGGTCTTGGATAGGTTCAAAGAATACATACTTAACACCACATGCTTGACTAAAGTATCTGATCCTATTCATAATCTCCATCGGATCTTCATCAACAGAGATAGTAAATTGGTAGAGGTTTTCCTTTTCAGTGAGGTCAATCACTGCTTGCTCCACCTCTTCATACATGTTGTTCTCTTCGATCAGATCCTTACGAGTGAGGTTGATACCCAACTGGTAGGATACAAGACCTAAGATACTTCTCTTCTTTGTTTCTTCTAGGTGACAGATAGCAATGGGTGTATCCGAATGTTTAGACAACATGTGATACTCCAAGTACCTCATAAACTCTGTCTTACCTATGCCCTCTGGTGCCTGGAATACTGTGAGGTGTCCTTGCATTAGACCTAAAGCTACCTCATCAAATGCAGCAATGCCTGTTGGTACAAACTTTGCATCATCCTTAGCATTTAATATCTTTAAGAATTGTTCCGTTGTATTCCACACATGTTGAGGTGTGTACTTCTTAGCATTAAAGAAAGCAGTCTTGAAGGACTCGATTGCACCTGCCTGTAAGAACTCATTCGCATCCTTATACTTATCGTGTGGTATTCGATACGTCTTGTTAGGAAATAGACTAGCAATCTTATCAGCTATCCCATTACCTGCATCATCAGTATCAACAGATAATATAATTTTTTGGAAAGAATTTAACCAATCTTTAGCCTTACCTTGCCACAGTTTCTTTGATGGAGATGAGGATGGTAGTGACACACAAGGATACTTCTGACCTAACATCTGATAGGCTGACAAACAATCTACCTCTCCCTCTGTCACAATAACAACACGACTAGCACCTGCATTAAACTTATCCATACCAAAGAGTTCATCACCTCTGAACCCTGCCTCTACATGGAAAGCTTTAGGTACTTGTCTGATCTTACGACCACCACTAGGGTAGATGTAAGCTTGTTTAACAACCTCATCCAAAGCATTAGAGAATGTTTGTACTCCATAAAACTCTAGGCTTGGTGGTCTGATACCTCTGTATGCTTTCTTGTTTTGATTTAACACAACACTTAGTCTACTGAGTTGGTCTTCAATAGGGTCTTCGTTTAGTGGGTACTCTTCTGCTGCACCATCTATTAACTTCATCCCAGAGTGAGGGTAAGCTCTGTCACATGAGTGACACTTGCCTACCTTCTTCTCTGTGTTGTAAGAGAAAGCATCGGAGCTACCACAGTCCTCGAATGGACAACTTACATGACTTCTTTCAGACATTCTTTTCCCTTTCCATTATAAAATCAATATTGCACAAGCACATGTTAACAAAATGATTTTCATTTCTAATCTGTTTCAAAAGATATTGGTTCATATCCTCTTTATCTTTCTTACCTTTGTAGCCATTAGGTTTGTTTAAAGAGTAAACAAGATTCCTTACTCTCCTCTCTGATTTACTTATCTCTTTCTTAATAAGTCTTAGGGGTACGTTTTCTAATAACATCTTCAATCCTTTCTATGTATGCACCTTTGTCGAACTGTAGTCCGATGATACAGCCCTCATCTAATCTGTCAAGTCCTATCTTGAAAAATATATTGCAGCCAAATTTAATGCTACAAAAATACCAAACAATATTAATGTATCTGACATCATAAATCCTCAAGCATCTTTATCTTATCGTTGTTTATCTTAATCAATTCCTGGATTTGTCTCTGTCTTCCAACAATTTTTACATACTCTTCATTTAACATACGATTCTCATGGTGCATGTTCTCAATCTCTCCACATACTGACATCTTTCTATCTCCTACTTAAAATATAAATTAAAGTGAGAGGGTAAAGGTTGAACAACATAGCCACCAATCTTCTGACAACTACACTCCTCTGCATTGACCTCACCCTCACTAAATGGGTCTGCCTCATAGACCACACCACTACCATCACATAGGTAACAAGGCTCACTCATTCCTAAGGCTACTCAGAACGTGGCACACAGTGTCTACAGTCCAACCATTACCCAACATCTTATACCTTTGGGTGTTGGATACATGATTAGTATAATTATCTGGTACTGTCTGAAGTCTCTCACATTCTAGTGGTGTTAGCTTTCTCTCCCCATCCTTGCTAAAGACTAGCTGTCTCCTATGCTTCTCAAAGTAAGACTTTAAGTTCCCACCTTTAAAGTAATTTGCATCTATACAATGTGCCTTGTCTCTGTCGGTTATGTAATCATCCTCAAGTATATCTTTGAGAACGATACCCTTATCTTCTGGTAACTCTCCTACTTCAAGGTTAGTCCAATACAATCTGTACCTTGATTGAGCAGAGAATATACGAGAGTTAATAGCTATCGGTTCAACACCTAGAAGGTCAGTGATTACTTGCTCACTATCCTTCTTCATCCTAACATTCTCCATCAAGAACTTTACATTAGGATTAATAGCCTTAGCTTCCTCTAGTATTCTTACAGCCTCAAAGAATAGTTTACTTCTAGGGTCATCAAAATTTAAATTGTTACCTGCAAAACTAAAACCTTGGCATGGACTACCGAACATAATCAAATCAAAATGTTCAGTAACCTTTACATCCCTCACGTCACCTATATGTATCATGTTAGGGAAGTTCTTCTTTGCAACAGAGATAGCATACTTATCAATCTCAGATGCAACATACTTCTCTACATCTATACCCAATCGTTGCAATGCAATCTGACCGCAACTCATACCGTCAAATAAACTTAATACTTTCATCAACTATACTCCTCTGTTTGTAGGTCTATCAGTATGAGACCATCGTTCATCAATGTAAACCCTCAGATTTTTAGAGGCATATATTGGAGAACCAAACTCATAGTCTCTCCAATTATGGTTCTCACTATCTAAGTTCTGACCCTTACACGTCAGCTTGTAGACATCTCTATTAAGATACTTCCTCATTAATCTGACCAGCTCTTTACCCTCTGTTGTATTGGGTATCTTTTGGAAATGATATCTTGCCATTATTCTGTTACCTCTTCTTCTTTAATCATAATCTTAAAACCTAAGTCTCTAATATAATGAAACCTATCTTGAGCTATGTGAGTTCTACCCATTAAGTCACAAAAGAAATTGGATACATCACAGTTAGGTAAATACTTTGTAACGTCATTTTTTATATAACGAGTGACATAAACATTCTTATTAAAATCTACTGTCTCATTTACTATACTTTTCATCATACTTTCCCTTCTATAAAATCTACTACATGATTTGCATTATCAGCATTTATAAACCAGTCAGCTATTCCGCCATGTAAGTTTAAACCTTTGTCTTTTATTCCACTCCCATATCCATCCAAACCCAATAGAGTTGACGCATAGTAACGACCTATAAATTGACCGTATTGAGTGTGGTCGTATCTTGTATCATAAAAACTGACTAACATTTTTGTGGTGTTGTCGTCTTCATTTTCTCTTTCACTAAGTACGACATTAAACATTATGTTCTTGTCGTTTATAACGTGGGTCATTTGATTAAGCATTGTTTAGTTCCCTTCCCTTATCAATTATGTTGCTTGCTTGTGTTGGTGTGAAGCCATAATACTCAGCAAATACCGACACTGTTAAAAAGTTATTAAACCAATCTAAATACAGTTCAATCAATCTATCCTCTTTAATATCCATTGTTTAGTTCCCTTCTTTGTAAGTCCCTACTTCGTAGTGACGTTGGTTAATATTAAATAAGGTACTCCGAAAAATACCCTATAAACTATTAACCTTAGTTAAGATTAGTTAAGATTAGTTCTCCTCTTTTGATTGCATTTTTTACATGCTGACTAGTCATACCTAAATACTGATTAAGATATGTGGAAGTTGTTTTGGAATAGTTCCAATACTTTTCATCCAAATAAGTTTGACAGAAATCTTTTGAACTATCAGACATTGCTACTATTACATTATAAGATTGAAAATACATTTTACTGTCACCGTACATAATAATTTGATTAGGAGCTTTTCTACCGTTTGATGATGTCATATTATAAGCTTTCATTTGTTTTATCCCTTCTGTTGGTTGGTTAATATTAAATAACCCACTATAAATAATGGGCTATAAACTACTAACTTACCTTAATCGTTCTTGGTGTATTATTGCAGAAATATTATAATCTTTACCGTAATAAAAATTTAATGAACTTCCTATCTTTTTATGTTCAGCAATTTCACCAACATATTCTAGTGCAACTTTCTCAGCTTTTTTGAAAGTTGAAAAAATCATTGTGAAGTCTTCACTTCTTTCCAGTGTGTATACATTTCTCATTTGTTTATCCTTTTGTTTGTTTTTCTTGTGTCTATTAAGATAATGGCACTATTTCAAATTACAACCCCTAAACAAAAATAAATTTAATGTGGGTATAAAAGATACTATAATATATAAAACCTGGACTGTTCTCCTTTTGTTCTCTTTTGTAATGTTATCAACACGTTGGTTGGATAGTGTGAGAACTAAAGCTATTTGGAACACGCACTATCTTTTAAATGTGATCACAAACGTAACACCAGTGTGACATTCCAGGCACAGTGTGTCCTGGCAGCAACACATTCTGGGCACAGTGTGACAAAAAAGTAACATGGGGGGTTGGGGGGTCATCCTTATTCAGTGAAT